AGCATCTATCTTAGCCTGCTTATCAGCTTCTGCCTTTTCTCTGGCTTTCTTTTCCTCTTCCAGACCATACTCATAAGCCTTTTGCCATTGCTTCATCTGGCTTAGCCTATTGTCGTACCTCTTCTTCTCTTCATCCTCCTCAATCTTAGTGATGTCTTTTTGGAATTTCTCAACTGCATCCTTTGGCTTTAGGAATAGCTTAGCATAGGCTTTCTCGTATTCCTGAACTGACTTCTCAGCTGTCAGCTTAGCTATTGCAACTTCCTGCTCGCTAATGCCTATGCCTCGTTTTTGAAAGTCTTCTTTAATCTTGGCTACCTTCTGCTGATAGATAACCTCTTGAGCCAATGCAGCCTCTTTGCCAGCACCCTGAAGTTCTAATATTAAGGTCTGCTGTTCCTGCTCCATCTTAGCCAACTTAAGCTGAGCCTGATACTGTTCTCGTACTTGCTTCAATGGGTCTTCAGCCTTAGTCTTTTTAGCCTTATCTAGTTTCGGCTTATCAGCCTCTTCAGCTTTTTTCTTGAGGTCAGCTCTAGCCTTTATCTCCTCTCTAATAGCCCCATTGACTCCATCAAGTGCAGCCTTTTGCTCTTTGGCTGCCTTAATGTCTCTACCAACTGTTACGCTTCTGACTCCCTCAACTACTTTAAGATCAAGTAAGCCAAGAGTTCCAACCTTTACAGCCAAGTTCCACTTATTAAGTGACTTACTTGTCTTATCGTACTCAGTTGCTACTGTATTAAGTGACTTGAGCTTCTCATTGTTTTTCTTGAGTTCAGCTGCTAATTGCTCATCGGTAAGCTTATTTAATCTGGTCTTTGCACCTTTATAGGCACTGACTTCCATGTCTGCAAATGTTTTAGCATCGGATTTTCCAATCTTAAAAATTGAATTAATGCCATTCATGAAGTCAGAGGTAAGCTCAAGAGCAGCCTGCAGTGTTGGCCCGAGCAATGTGCCTATCTGATTAAGGAAGTTATCCCATGCATCGCCTAGGTTATTGACCTTGCCTCCTAATGTTTCACTAATTGCTGCTGATGCACCAGCTACTCCTTCATAATCTCCTAGGCTGACTAGATAGTCTCTGATAGCCTCATTAGTAAACTTAGTCTGAGTCTCTACTCCTTTAAAGCTGAATGTAACTTGATCGCCTGACTTGCTGGCCCTAACCCCGAACTCCTTTAGCCTTTCAAACTCTCCGGTTTGGGCATCTATTATTGCTTCTGCTAATTGGTCAAATGACTTACCGGTAGATGATGCTAAGTCACCAAGCTTACGCATCTGAGTGACATTAGGAGTAAAGCCCTGGTTAGCCAGCTTCACAAAGGATGCTGTCAATTCCTGCACCGAAAAGGGTGTAGTCTTTGCGAACTCCTTAATGCTTTCCAGAGCAACATTAGCAGCTGCTCCGCTGCCTAATGTGTTCTTAAGCACCGAACCCATTTTTTCAAACTCAGCAGTTACCTTAAAGACTGACTGAGCAAATCCAATGACAGCCTGAATGCTGAATGCTCCTGCTATAGCCGGGCCAATCGGGCCAAGGTTCTTCAGGAATCCATCAATACCACCGCCAGCCTGCTTGAATGCTCCTGACATCTTACTGCCTGCATCAGAAGCATTAGAGCTGGTCTTGTTTAGTTCTGAATTGAACTTCTTCAGCTCTTTAATTGCATCCTGCTCTTCTGCTGTGATTTTGTCAAACCCCTGCTGAGCCTTGGATAGCTCAGTGGTATCTATGACATACCTAATCTTAATGTCATTGCTGGAAATAGCCATGTGCTTAATGTTTGCCTCAAAGATAGGAATAAAAAAAGCCACCCGATTGGATGGCTCTTTTCTTCATGAGAACAAACAAATCTAACCCTTTACTCTGTTTCTCTTTTTCTTCAAGTCGCTAATATAGGCATTATAAATTAAGTAGTACTCGTAAACTGGCCTTTCGACCAGGTGCTTAATTTCTCTAAGATTTCCACCTGTGATTGCAAACTGCTCATCAAATCGCTGTCTGTGTTGTCTAATGACTGAAGTGTAATAATGTGCTTCAGGTTGTTTAGGTTTTCCAGAGTTTCGGCTTGCAAATAGGTCGGGAAATTCAGACTCAATTCGGTCAAAGAGGGCAAGTAAGCGTACTCTGGGAGCTTCAAAAAAAAACCCTGAACATCATTGTGCTTCATCCAATGCTCCATCTTAGCCTTATTGTATGGGTGCTGATAGTCAAGAGGGTTTTCTTCCTCATCAAAGTAGATGACTGTTGCCAGCTTCAGCTGCCTGACCATGCTCATGCTGATGTCAAGCTGCTCCTTGAGCCTTGATGCTAGTATGCCTATCTCATAGAGCTTCTTCTCATCCTTCTTCTTGCGGTCAGTGATTAAGTTGATTAGGCCATTATTCCAGCCCCTGAGGAAGTCAGGGTTAATCTGCCAGAGTTCTTCTGTGAAGATATCCCGGGCAGCTATTGCCCTCTGGAATGGCACATTGACTTCTGTAGTGAACTTGAAGTAGTTAATGCCACCGGAGGTGAAGGCAAACTCAATTTGATCCCACCGTTCCTTCGGTGCTACTCCCCTGTAAAGTATTCTGCCTGCTTCTCCTTTAGGAGCAGCTTCTTCTGGAGTCGGTTCAGCAACAGGAGGCACAGATGGTTTGCGCCTAAGAAAATTAAACATAAGTAGAAAGGGTAATTAAAGATACAATAGCTAATGACCAGGTACTGCCAAGCACCAGAGCAGAATGGGCATTCACCCAGCGGCTTTGCCCAGTTCATGGGCAGCTTCTGGATTTGGCAGAGATACCACTGACCAAGTGGGTGATCCTCCAAGAGATAGTCCAGAAACAACGAGAAGGATGCGCTGAGTGCAGCTATGAGCAGCAACATCAGTAGGCTCTGCATCGTGTGGTAATTCGATAATGCAGCAGCCTCTACGCTTGCCACCGCAGCTAGATTCAATGTCATAGTTCAAGGGTGTCATTATTAATTGCGTTTATAGATAGTATGTTAAACTCATTGTTGGTGTAGGCCACTTGAAAGGTCAGGCAGATGCTGTCATGTATCTTACCATCAAGAGCCATGAAGTCAATGACCTGGTGAGTGTCCGGCTCAATGAAGCCTATGCTGTACTGCCCTCCGTAAGGGTTCAGGAAGCCCTCTGGTAAACCCTCCATGTCAAGCTCAACAAAGCCATCAATGCCAACACTAAGCAGCTGCTGAATGGCTACATTAACCCCGGGCTTCACAATGTCAACCAGCACCGAATCATAGCCTATGGGTGCATAGATGTAGACAGCATCTGGGCAGCTATTGAATGGCTGACAGATAGGGTAGCAATCATTGCAGCATAGTGCCATACTTTTCTAGATTAAAGTTGCTGGTTATCTCGGCAAAGTTAGAGAAAATAAAATACCGGAAGGCATCCAGAGCATGAGACTTGTCTGGGTTCTTGTTCTTCCAGCTGTCAAGGCTACCTTGCCTGTCTACCTTTGCCTCTTTAAGGTCAGTCACCAGAGCAGGGCAGGCTTTCTCACTTATCGTGATCTTGGCCTTCTGAAACATGAGGATAGTGATGAGCCTGCTGGCAATGTGGCTAGGGTTACTCTTAGGCACTTGCAGCTGCATGTCTACTAGGTTCAAGTAGTTCTTGATGATTAAGTAGGCACTGATGTTGCCTTGGGTAAAGGCATTGCGTGCAGCACCGGAGGCATCACCATTGATGACATACATCATGTCTGGGTACTCTTGTTTGATGGTCTGACAGAGTGTGGATAGGTCACCTATGCGGTAAGTCTTAAGCACATTGATGGTAGCATAATTAGCTGACTCACTGCCGTACTTGATGTACTGACAAGCTACGCAGGTATTAGTGACATTGAAGTCAAAGGCTAGGTAGAGTGGATATGCTGGGTTTGCTTTAATGTAGCCACCAAACACATGCTTAGAGTAGTCAAAGGTGTAGGCAAAGAGACTCTCTCTATCCCAGACTCCCCACTGCCCTAGGGCATAGACTTCATAGTAGGTCTGGTTGACTGTCTTGAGTGCTTCCATCCTTGTGACATACTCATCATCAAGGAAGTTCAGAGCATCTCTGTAAGTTCCATGCAGCCTGAGTATCTGGTTCTGTTCCTTCTCAGGCACATCATCAAAAAACCTTTTCTTTATCCAATGGCTGTCAGAGACAGGGTTAAAGGTCAGAAAGAAACGCTTTGGATGCTCGGACTTACCCCTTAATCGAAGGGTTATCTGAGTAAAGTCCTCAAGAGTCAGTTCAGTGGCCTCCTCTATCCAGATGTACTTAGCCTGGCTAAGTGACTTCAGCTTCTCAGGATCATCACAGCCAAGAAACACTATGCGATTAGTGCCAGACTGAAGCTCAAGGTAGCCTGTCTTAGCCTTGACCACTTTGTCAAAGCCCCATTGGCTAATCTTATTGCGGAAGTCAGCAAAGACTGAGTTTCTCAGAGTAGCTGCTACTTTTCGGATGACAAAGTAAGTCTGGTATTGGTTGGCCTTGTTGTCAATAATCTCGCTCAAGAAAATCTGAATCATTGTCTGACTCTTGCCAGAGCCAGCCCCACCCCATAGGATGTTGTAAGTCTTAGGCTCAACCAGAGCAGGCAGATACTTCTGACTCCACAGCTCACCGCTGGATAGGTCATACAAAGCCATTACTCAGCCTCAGGCTTTCGTAAGACTTTCGGCAGGATTACTTCATTAACCTGCATGTTGACCTGCTCCTGGTTCATCAGGCCAAGGTCTCTGGCTATTATGTTGTGATTGAATAGGCCACTTGCAGCACCTTCCAGCTTGCTTGTGTAGATTGCTTGCTCTATGCGTGTAAAGACTTTTGCGAAGCCTTCTGACTTTTGCTTATAAACTGATAGGTTGCCCCATGAGCAAAATCCACAAGCAAGGGCAAAACCTTCTTTAGTCAGCAGCCTTTTCTTAGGCAGTCTCACCTCAGTTGCATCCTTGCCCCTGAAGTCTACCTCTATGAGAGGATTCTCATCTGCCCACTGAACATACTGCTCAAAGTTCTCAAGGATTTCCTCTGGAGTTTTGAACTTGCCATCTAAGCCGTGCTTCAATCGAAGCATCCAGCATTGGTTGCCTTTCGGTGCTGCCATAATTTTAGTACCGGGATTACTCCCCTTGTTTTGTGATTGATTGCTTATAAGACTCAATAGTTGTGAAAATTATAGTTCTCATAAGAGTTGATAAATTTATATCTAATTCTTTAGAAAACTTAACCAATACCTCTTTTTCGTCCTTAGTCATTGGAGTGCAGACATACTGATTCCTTTTCATCGCAGGGTCTTGAATGGGTGGTCTTCCCATTTTCTTTTTTTGTTCCATACTACTTTTTCTTCGCTGCATTCTTGGCCTTCTTAGCCACAGACAGAGCAATGGCTACAGCCTGCTTCTGAGGCTTTCCTGACTTCATCTCTAACTTGATGTTGCTGCTAACTGTCTTAGCACTGTATCCTTTCTTTAGTGGCATTGTGATAACGGTAATTTTCGCAAAGATAAGTAATTGAGCATTGCCTCATAGATGGCCTTCTGATTATGCCAGCGCATCATGTACTTTCTCTTGTTGTCATGACCTTGATGGTCAACAATCTTTTTATTCAGCTGGCTAATTTTTCGGGTCAGATAGTCCATGCAGTCTTGGTATCCTATCTCGGTTTCAATGTGATGGTATCTCATGTCATTTATGTAAGTGCCTGTTCCTTGATATATCTCTGGAATCATGCTAATGTGAATATTGGTCATAGTCCTTGAGCTGCATTAGTGGGGCATCGAAGTGCAAAGGTATTATTCCTGTGCTTCCAGACCTCATCTTAACCTGGTCAATAAGGCATAGCCCAGCATTAGGCAATTCGGTGCTGCCGACTTTGGTTGTGGCAGTTGGCTCGAAGTAATACTCAGGCCGGAGCATCATCCAGATGACATCTGCATCCTGCTCAACAGAGCCTGACTCTCTGAGGTCACTCATGAGAGGCATCTTATCACCTCGCTCATCTACTCTCCGGCTGAGCTGGCTGAGTGCTACTATAGGTATCTGTAGTTCTTTGGCTAGGAGCTTTAGACCTCTGCTTATCTCGCCTATGATGTTGACTCGGTTGGTCTCCTTTGGATTTACAGAGTTAACTAGGCCGATGTAATCAACGAAGATGACTTTGATGTTATGCTTGTTTTTCCACATTGTGGATTTTGTCCGAATTTTGGAAATATTTAAATAGCCCTCATCAGTTATCTTGATAGGCCACTCCTTCATCCTGCCTACTGCATCATTGATTGCGCTCTTATCGTACTGGTTCAGCTCACCTTGCTTGATTTTATAAGCCCACACATTAGACTCCTGAGAGGCTAGCCTTTGGACAAGCTCATGCTTTGTCATTTCTAAACTAAACATACCACAGCCTATGCCTTGCTTAGCTAGGTTTCTTATTAAGGAAACTACCAAAGCAGTCTTACCTTGCCCGGGTCTTGCACCTACTACTATCAGCTCGCCATTGGTCAGGCCACCGCATAGCTTGTCAAGTGCAGCTATGCCTGTCCTGTGTCCGGCAATCTCTCCAGGCTTACTTGTCAGCCATTGGTTAGAGGACTCAATAAGCTGCTGTTTGAAGTCATCATCATTTTTAGTAATGGAAGATGCAAATAGTGCATCAAGCTTAGTCTGGTACTTAGAGTATATCTCAAAGACATCACCAGAGTCAGCCTGAGACTCCTGCAGAAGCTGCATGCTGATGCCATATAGCTTGGCTCTAATGTACTGCTCAACTAGATAGCGACAGTGAACTTCAATATGCCCGGGAGACTTGAGGCTGGAAAAGACTTGAGCAATGTACTTGATGCCTCCGGCCTCTTTTACTAAGCCAGACTTCTTAATGGTAGCTACTGTTGTTTCTAGGTCTACAGGCTCTCCGGCATCTT